ATTGATTTAAATAATCACTTAAACTATACCATTCAGTATTTGGAAATATAACAAAAGAATTTGCAAATTTTAAATTTTTATATTTTTTCATATTAAATCATTCCAAGTAATTTATGTTTATGAATAAAAAAGGATTGTTTTATGGTAGGATAAATTGATTCAAAAAACCATAGGTGAAGTTTGCTTCTAAGTGAATGTATTACTTGTTCACATATATTAGAATGAATTATTATGACAATATTTTTATACTTTTTCACACTAACCTCAAGACTTTACCAAAAGTAGCCGGGGGTTCTTGGTTACCTACTCCTACCCATAGAAATGGTTTTTTTGGGTCTTCTGGTTTATCCGCACAGTCAAAATCCCCGAGGTACAATATAGCGTCACAATTTAGTTCCAAAGCTTTAGTTATTGCTGGAGAATATGCCGTTCCACCCGCACCAAATCTTTCCATAGGAATCTTATTCTTATTGTCAATTTTGACAACTTTTTGCACAACACAGTCTGCATATATTAAATGTGCTTCACTTACATTTTTACTAATATCAACAATCTCACTCATAAATGTTTCAAACTGTCCATCACTTATAGAACCTGATGTATCTATACATACACCAAGCCTAAGCTGTCTATCTTTTTTCTTACCTGGCACATCAAATCCAAAGCGTCTATTGGATTTTCTTCTTGTACCTATTGTCTTTCTACTAGTTGCATTAGCTACAAAATTTCTTAGAATTTGTTTCCAGTTATGTTGTGACTCAGGTTTAAGTGATTCTATTGTTTTAATTAAATCCGATGGTACATTGCCATGACTTGCTTTTACTGCGTCTTCTGCAATTCTTGACAATATTGCTTTTTCTAATTGTTGCTCAGATTCTGATAATTCACCGTCTTGTTCATTTTTAGAATGGTCATCAACCGTTGACATACCAGCTACTTTTTGTTTACAAGAATCTGGCGCTTGTTCTATTAAATCGTAATAATACTGTGCGCTTTGAAATGCTAGTACATTATTATTTTTAATAGCTTTTTTAAAAGTTTCTAAGGTTACAATGTTCTCACCAAGTACTTCTATCCCTTTAATGTATTGGTTAATACAACAATCCGTTGCGATATTCCAATTATGCATTTCTGCTTTGTTATTAATATCATAGAATGATTTCTTTGTGTGTTTAAACAATTGATGTAATATTTCATGCTTCAGTACCTTAGTTACATTATCAGGTCCAATCTTTTTTAAGAATTCAGGATTAAACCCTAAAACGCTAGTATTATTTTGGATTGTTGCGTATGCAGTTTCTACTTTACTATCATAGATAATTTTAGACATTAAAGTAAAATGAGCATAAAATGGCTCATCTTTTAATAAATTATAGATAGCATTTTCTAAACTGTATACAGACATATTTCTACCTCTTATTAGCTATTTTATTACAAAATTCAACATCATTCAACAATAAAGCTTTAGCAGTAAAATTACATTCACTTAATGTTTTGAATGTTTTTAGTGCCAATTCCATTGGAATATCCAGTAAAAATTGCTTTAGATTTACCAAATCTTTTTCTTTTAAGAACTTTGGATTTGTCTCTATCTTAGATTCTAGTTCTTTTAATGGCTGATTTAAGTAATCTAGCCGAACTTCTTCTTTTTTTGTCATCATCTCTAAGATTTGCTCTCTTCTTTTAGGATAGTTCTGTAAAATATCTTTTAAAGATAAAGTTTTTTCTTTTTTAAGCTTGAATGAAATAAAACTACTCGCAGCACTTGTCCCGACTAACCCAGCGTAAAGTTCAAATCTTTGCTTATCGATAGTTGTTTCATTCTCTAATGGATTAATAAAATCCATCCATGCTCTTGGATTAGGTTCAATTTTACTTGTGTCAAACTCGGATTTACGTTCTTTAACTAGCATTTCATTGTGATTTCTAATGAAGTCAGCGATAACATCGGCACCTTTGGATTCTGCATATCCAATAAACTCTTCTACTGTCGGTTTAAAGTCAATGTGACAAAATCTTGACACCAAGGCAGAATCAGAGATATCAGTCGTAGAATATGAATTAGAATTATAATTTCCTGCTACAACAATATGCCATCCTTCTGGTAAAGTGTGAGTGTGCATTTTGCGTGTTAGGACAAAAGGAAACATAGCTTGTAGTACATCGGGATGTGCTCTGTTAAACTCATCCAAAAAAATGACACCTTTACCTGATGTAGGAAACCATTCGGGGCGCATGTGGTAACTTGTTTTGCTATCCTGATCTTTATCCATTAAACCGATTAGGTCGCCTACTTCTTGAGTAGCCAAGTATAATGGAATAAATCCAAAATCTTCGCCCAATTCTTTAGTACATTGACCCACGACTTGAGTTTTACCCAAGCCATGAGAGCCATGTAAATATGGCACAATGTTATGTTTTAAAAGAACAGGAAACACATTTTTAAAGCTTGCAATATTCATTTTATCCTCCGATATTGAATATGTTATTATTTATTTTTCGTATTTACCAGCTAAAACTACATCCATAAGTGTTTTTTTAATTTCACCCTCTACTGCATACAAACCTTTACCATCTTTATATTCAATTGCCATGCCATCGGTGCTATGTAATTTTTTATTCTTTAGTTTAATCGAGACTGGTTTTTCTGTGCAGACAACAATCTCATCAAAAGTCCAATAAATACCACAGTCTTTGATTAAGTCATTAGTTATGTCAACTAGTGGATCTTTCTCAACTGGCAATTCGTAAGCAATGAAAGAATAAAAAGCTACCCAGTAAGCGTCTAGTGATCCATATGATGCAGTCTCTGCTTGCTTTTTGATTTCCGTATCTGTTAGTTCTTTTAAAGGTAAATCACCAACAATGTCGGGAGCTACTTTTTGTAGTTCTTTTGTTGGCTTACCCTCTGCTAGGCTTGCTGCAATGCGCACACCTTCATATGGACTATCTGCCCAGATAACGCGTTTAAACATCGGTAGTTTTTGATACTCGTATACTTTGGTTAACGCTGCCTCGGCTTTTTGTCTATCACAAGGTTCTGTAGATAAACCAATATCCAAATATCTTTTTTCATATTCTGGTAGTTTAGCCTCTTGCTCTGGTGTCAATTTATCAATTTGTTTCTTTGCTTTACTCATAAAATCTCCTTTAAGTTAAATTTTCTATTAATTTATCAATAAAATAATAAGTTTTTCTATAATCAATATATACCGAATGAACTTTAGAGTCTATTTTATAATTAATTTTATCTAAAAATTCACCCATTTCGTAATTAATCTGGTTACTAAAAGCTAATCGTGTATAAGGCATTATGCCTACATTTGTTTTTTGTTCAAACTTTAAATTACTATACTTTTTCACTTAATCAAACCTTTACGTTTTGCCTCAACAAATCGATACATTAATTCATTACCATTCATATATTCACTATCTTTTTTTATCTTAAAAAAATCATAATAAACAGAATATGCATATAAAAACAAACCCACACCCCAAAAGAAGTGAGCAAAATATAATTTAAAAACATCCATAAAATCATACAAGAGTACCATTTAATTCTCCTTAGAATATTCATATTGCTTTTCTGCAAGGTATTCCAGCTTGTCACACCATGCATCGTAAGCCCATGCATCAACTAAGTCATTACATTTTTCTAGGATTGTCTCTTGTTCTTTTATTGGAAAACTAGAAAGCTTTCTTTCTACTTGACTATCGTGGTCAAATATTGAAGCAATGAAATAATCACAGTTATTTGCTGATGTAGCGTTTAGTTCAAGCTCTACTTCAATCTGAGCGCAATACTCACCGTCAGTTGATGTGAAGTGGTCAGATTCAAATAAAAATGTTTTTGTCATGTTCTTACTCCTTTAGTTATTATATCTTAGTCTTTAGTCCAAAGCAATTTATTTCCGAAGCTGGCTCTTATTGAGACACTTCCGTTCACATACACAACAACTTTACCCTTAAGCATTCCAGCTCTAATGGAATTCTTTCTAAATCTACCTACAATATATTCTATTTCATCTAGAGATAACCCTGTGATATCACTAGCATATTCTATGTTATTAGGGTCACTTAAATAAAAAGATTGCTCAACCATTTTTTAATCCTACAGGTAAAATTACATCTTTACTAGTTGTATATAAAATATTTTTAGCCCAGTAATTTTTAATTTCATTTTTTTTCATTTTGGCATACTTTTGGATTACTTCTGGTGTTTTTGGATTGTTTTTCATTTTAGGCTTGATAACTTTATTAATCATCTTTACTTTTTTAAGCTTAAGCTTGTTATGGCTTTTGTTAGCCCATGTCCCATCTTGAGTTCTACTTTTAATTAGATACTCAATTGCTGATTTTGAACAATTAAACATTTTAGCTAGCTTTTTATAGCCGTAAAGTCCTGTTACGTAAAGCTCTAAAATTTTATCGTGATGTTCTTTTATATTTGAACTCATTACTTATTCCTTTACCCAGCCAAAAACCGCGCCAATTAAAAAATATACATAAAACACAGGAAATAGTAAATATGTAAACATACTGATAAGTCCTGGTAAGAATAATACTGCTAATATTGCTAAAATTATAATCATACTAATCCCTAAAATATCCGTAAAAGTTCATATCAGCTTCACAAATCTTATCAGCTAATAAGTTTGTCAACTCTTCAAGCTCTAAATCTGACAAGTCTTCCTGTGCGCCGTCTGTATAATTACCCGATGCTATAAACGAGTCACATGCTGAATGTCTACCTAGTTCAATCTCGAGCTCTACAGGTCTATTTTTGTACGTTGTTTTCATTTTAATATTCCTTTCACTAATGCTTTTAATATAGCATATATTGGATATAAAATATATAAAAAATATAACAATATAAACAGTGAGAATAGGATGAGTATTGCTGTTAACATACAATTTTTAATCCTGATTTTTTTATTTTTTCTTGTCTTTCATTTTTTTTAAGTGAAATTTCAAGAATTAGACAAATTTGATCTAATTCATTTTGTAAGTTATAGTATACATCGTCAGGTAATTCTGTTTCAAAAAGAGAATCAATCTCATCTACTCTTTTACTTAATTTGTATAATTCACTTTTAGTCATTATTCACCTTTTTCTTTCAAAAGAAAATCAACACAGTCAGAAAAATTACCACTAAATAATTCACTATCTGTTACATGACCAACATTTAGGTCTAAATAATGACGATTTACAATAAAAAATTCACTCTCAATCCATTCAATTTCAAACCCGTTAAACTTAGTATCATAAATTTCATTTTCGTTAAATGTTGCCTTCGGAAAAAATTGTCTAAGATAGTCTAAATTTGTGAAGTCTGGATTTATACTGTGTAAATGATAAGATTTCATAACTATTCACCCCGTGCTTTTTTAATTACATTAGAAATTGAATCAATTGCAATTTTATTAATTAAACTATTATCGGTTTTTAAATTTTTTAAAGCATACTTTAAATTTTCCAATGCTTCTAACATTTCCGGCGCGGCTGCTATGAGATGAGCATTCTCTTTTGAGCCTGTGATAATTGCTACAGATTCTTCAGTAGAATTGTTTTTTCTGTAACTCAAATCTTCTCTGATTCTAAAAGTGTTTGGTAGTCCCTCTTCTATAGTCCAACGTCTTTTAGTGTGTTTCATAAATTTAACCTTTCATTTGAGGGATAACGCCCCGGCTTGAGTTTTGGATAATTAATGATCTAAATTCCCAAGGTAAATAATGCTCAAATTCTAAACAGTCATTATTTTTACCAAAAGCCTTTAAAATATTAGGTCTAATTTTTTGTATATCTTTCCATGACATAAACCATCTTAAAGTTGTTTTTTTACCTCTTCCTCTAAACTCTGGTGTCATTTGATAACTTAATCCAAGTCTGTAAATGTAATTTCCTAAGTCTAATACTAGACTACCTTTGTCTTTTACTTTTGGATTGTGTCCTAAGTGAGCCTCTATGTAGCAGGGAAGTCCGTTAGGATGTGTATCATGCACAACTAAGTTAATTTCTAAATCCTTAAATCTTTCGTATAATTTTTGTGAATATTCGTCCATATTTTCTCCTTTATTAAAATGATTGATAGATAATTGTGTCGTCGTCAACTTGGATAACAGTCGTGTTGTCTTGTAAATCCTCTAAAGACTCGCAACCAGTCTCACGCTCTATATCTTTGACATCAATCTCGTGATAGTCACAGCACAGCGCAATAACATCAAGTTCTATTTCCATTTCACAGTCTTGTTCAAGTTGCTCTAAGTATTCAAATAGGGCTCTTAATCCTGCCCGGCTAAACTCGTTTTGTCTGCCGTATGCTGTGAATGCTCTGATAAAGTCTGACTCATCAATTGTTTGTTTCATTTTACTTTCCTTCGTTTAATTGTTTAATAATACACACTAAAAACACAACAACACAAATTAAATATCCATATTGTCCTAGAGTGATATTAGTTACAGAACATAAAGATAATAATTTCACTGTGTCCATCGTCGCCTCACTTGTACATATTACTATTGCACATCGCTTGCCAACCTCTAAAACGTTATAACACTCCCCGGCCATATACACACTGTTAAAATTGTATACATTTTACATGTTTAACCTTGTAAGTACTTAAAATCACACAGAAATCTAAAATGACAAACTAATAAACAAAAGTAAAAAGTTATACGCATCAAAAAAAGATTGACAAAATAACAAGTTAGGGTGTAGAATGTTAATATGAGATTTTTAAGAAAACTTGAAACCCCTTTAATGGGCACTCTTACCAGGAAACAGAAGAAGCTTCAAAAGCAACTTTCGAGACTTGATAAGATTAGCAAAAAGAGTTCAGGATTCAGGACTATCTTAAGAAAATCTCAAAATGAGAATGCGTGTACTAGTCACCAGCAAGTGTATGAAGTTGATAATCATACAAGCGCAACCAAGGCACCCGTTCAAGAGAGTCAAGAGCTAGCCGCAAGGGCAAAGCCAAAGAGTACGGAGTAGTTTTTCTTAAAACGAAGCGTACCACAGCGAGGCAATACTGCCTAGGAAAGTGAGATTAGAGCTCACAATCCAATGCTTGACCACTCGACTTATCTCATAATAATCCGAAGATACGGATAGAGATAGGAATAGGTTTTAAGCTACCTCAAAGCGTATATCTCTGTAGTGGGATTATTCTAATTGATACATTTTCCGTCTTAGCTTGAACCATAGAGTGAAGCCGAAACAAAGTGAGAGGCTGAACGCTTCAAGCGTGAGACCACATCCCAAATTGATACGTCACGGATAAGTGTTTTTAGTAAAAAAATGTACTAAATCGAGGCTACTCAATTAGTTCAAAAATTCATTACTTTCTTTGGATATAATCTCAAAATGAATCAAATCTAGAAATGAAAAATCATCCATTTCTACAATCTTAAAATCATAATCAGGGAAGTCATGAGATAATTGAAACATCTTAATTTGAGACTCGGCATAATTATTGCAGACGTTCTCAATTGAGGATACTTCTTTGTTATTTAGTAGCTTAATACCTTTAATTTTTACCATAATGAGATTCTCCTATTCAATTTAGTGTTATTTAATTTCATTCTGAAATCAAATAAGTGTTATAACTTGCCACTACCTTATTATAATGGCATATAATCCAAAGACAAAGCGTATAATGTAGTATGTATCATGTTGCTACATATATAGACAGAGCATGAGTGTAGTAATTTGAGACATAATCCAGAGAGAGTGTAGTAAGTATAGTTTGGAATAGAGTCTATCTAATTTTAGAATGATTCTAATTCTCATCTATTTACACTCCACTTAACAACACTTTCAATATTTTGTTTACTTGTTGGCATAATTCTTGCAAACTCTAATGCTATTGCAAGTATCATACCAATGAGTACTAATCCAATTATTTTTTCAAACATATATTCTCCTTTTGATACGTTTACTAAAACTTATCCAACTCACCCCAATTGCGTTTTCCCCCTCTCTTTTCATGAAGCCCTAGCCTTACCTAATCCAAAGATTAACTCGTATATATTATCCACTGCATTGTAACTGTATGTCTCACACAGGTTAATCACGTGTCTATCAATCTGTTTAACACACTTCTTGGATTTACGCTTAGACCTGACAATACTGCTTGCAAGTTCTATGCCACCATAATGGTGTTGCAATTGTACTAGACGTTGTGAGATAATATAGGATTCTGGATTCTGGCTTGAGTATTCTAAACCTAGTTGCTGTTTCATATGATTAGCCCTTCCTGTTTACGTAAACGCGTCACGGTTGGCTTAGGTTGAGTTTTTTTAGGCCTTTGAGGTTTAGTCACCCCATTGGCATAACCTGGCTTACATACTGTATACATTGGATTCATTTGACCTGCTATTAGTTTCATTTTGTCCCCCTAGTATTGGAAAGTCTTGAATTGTTTTTTTAAGTCTGTTTTATTTTTACAGGCTACATAGTGTACTTGCTCAGGATACCCCTCGGAGTCTAGTTTATAAACCTCAATTGAGTATGACTTCATTGTTTTACTTTTAAAGATACTGAAGTTTAGAACCTCAACTGCAAACACACCCATGTTACCATAATCATGCTCACCGTGGATTCTTACTACATAATTAGTTACACCTAACTGCGCATTTATATTAGAGCCCCAAATCTTGTCTGCTTTCATTTTTTGCCTCCCTTGTTACTATACTCATCGGGTTATTCAGAAAATACTTTAGTGTTTTTTTTTAATTTATTTTTGATAACATAATCCATAAAGAACACTTGCAATACTCATGCCAATTGCCAAACTTGTCAGGACTTCAGGTGCTAACATACAGTGCTCCATTTTTTAGATTCATTGCAATAGTTTAAGACTTTGACTTCAGAGCGCTGAGCCAGATAGGTACCCCGTTGAATCTTGAATGAATGACTCACGTGCACTGATACGTGGTCTTGAATAAGGTATTCAATGACACCGATAACATTTTTACCTTGAATCTTAAATAGTACTAATTCACCTTTACTCATATGCACCTCTTAGATTATGTATATGCATTCGGTGTGCCAACGTCTAGATGGGTTTTATTTGATCTGGAGTTGTGTTGGTGTCAACTGGATGAGCGTATCATTGTGAGATAGCTGAGTGGTTGCGCGGAGTTAGATAGCAAGTGTTAGGATACTGACATGTCAATAAGTTATGCGTTTCATTTTGGTACGGGGTAGGGGGTGTTTGTATAAATGTAAATGGGCTTATATGCCACAGCAAAAAAACGTCTATGTACCAAATAGTACACTATTCTTCACCACAGTCCAATATAGCTTACTAGGCATTCCTATTCTACTATAAATTTCACCTCGCAAATCAATAGTTAATAAACGCACATCAATTTTATTGTTTAAATCCAACATTATTTTTACCGTATTATATTTTTTCATAATCCTATAAATAGTACACTTTCCTCATCTAAATCTAATGGTACATCATAAATATCAAAAAATATATCTTCTACAGCATCTCCAATTTTATATGAAACACAATCTAAAAATTCTAAGTCATGATAATCTATCTTAATTATTTTATACTTCCTCATTAATAAAACACTTTTCTCATCACAGCAAGTCTCACCATAAAATACTGAGGTAAAGCCTCTGCAATTAAAGTTTGAAGATTAGGAGCTATTTGCTGGTACATTCTATTTCTACCATTAATATCATTTATTACTATTCTATTATACTTCTTCATACCTTACCTATATACTTTGCATTCATATATAATGCCAAAAGTGGATAATAGTCACATACAGTCAAATCAAGTTCTCGGGCTAAGCAATCATATGCTATCATTGGAATAAAATCTATACTTACTGGTTTATATTTTTTCATCATATCCCATTATTTTACTTATACTTAACATAGCAAAGAAATAAAACATTGCTATTCTAAGATTCCATACTGGCTTTAATTCTACAAGAGTATTATATTGTATAGGACGACGTAAGCTTTCTTTAATACGTAAATCTAAATTGTTATATTTTTTCATGTTTCACCAAAATAAAGGATACATTGGAATAAATATAAAACCACTTATAATTTTATGAATACGTAGTTCAGTTGCGTAATCCACTTCATACTTGAATCCTTCTATTTTATTTAGAGTTAATCCCTTCATTTTTATGCATTTATATTTTTTCATTTAACACATATCACTTCTCTAATTAAAACCATAGTCCAAGTTTCATCTCCCCTAGTTACAGTAATCTCTACTTTAGTACCAGGCTTACCTCTGATCTCTTCATTAGAGTGTATAACATCCCCGGCTTTAAGTCCAGCTTTAAATGCTGGATATCCCTCGTATACAGATTCAATTAATGGAAATCCAGAAAGACCTATACCACCAAATGTATCTACACAGGCATCTCCTGGATTATCTCCTTTAGGAATAATAATAGTTTGCTCAAGCTCTCCTCCTGGATGGTCCCCGCTACCAAATTCCTGAGTGTCTATGAAAATTAGTTCTTGCTGCTGAGGGGAGAAGAAAATAAGCAAAACCAATCCAAAATGAATAAGAGTACTAGCTGTAAAAAATTTTATATCCCTAAACATTTTTTAATACACCAATTGATATCTTATAATTAAATACTAACGAAATAAATAGTTTGGATATTTTGTTTTCTACAGTGTATCCCGCATTTTTTCTAATATAGCCGAGGTAGTGATAATACACTTGGTCATATACTTGACCTATGTGTACTGGTTTATATTTTTTCAAAAAGTAGTCCAGTACTTATCGTGGATAGTTTTACCACATACGTTACCGAAGATTCCCGGCTTTACAAACTCAATACCATCTAAAGACGACACAAGTTCATCGGTAATTTCAGGATAGATTTTGCACATACGTTGTATGGCAAAATTATACACTTGCTTCTGATACCATAATCCAAGTTTGTGTAGTCCTGTGTATTTAGTAAAAGGTTTAGTAACGTGCCAATCAAAATTATAAAGAAGAGGCCACTTTATCCAAACATAGCCTGGGTACAATAGTGAGTGTAACCCGCCATCCCAGAAATATGGATGGTCGCGGAATGTGCCATACTTTTCTTTTCCATGAGTACCGATTCTACCATAGGTTTTCCATGTACGCATAATATAGCTAATAGCGATATCTAGCTTATTCCCATGTTCTTCAAACCACGTATCACCCCACTGATGACTTGGCATATTTTCTCCTTTTTTTAGGTTTATATTTTTCTAATTCATAGAAAGAATTTTCTGTCTCTATTTGGTATCCGCCCTTAACTTTAATACAACTTACAATAGGGGAGGATCTAAACCAACCAAATGCATTAGTAAGATAAATCCAAATAGATGTGCCTTTAGCAATAACCTGTACTTTAGATGCAGTCATAACTAGGTCTTTAACTTCATATAAAGCTTCTCTTCTATCCTTAGTTCCTATTTTAGTTAATGAATACATAGACTTATAATCAATTAGATCTAATCCCGTACTCTTAGCTAGTTTTATAGTTTCTTTTTTACTTAATGGACTATCTGAATATATTTTAATGGTGCCCATATATTACACTTTTTCTTCACAATCAGGACATTTATAATAGGCAGTTCTATCTGTCTCATAGTCATAGTGTCCGATTTCTCTTCCCCAACGATTAGCTAATCCACGCTCTTGCCAACCAGTATACATCTTGGCTGTTTTAAGGGCTTCTTCCTCAGTATTACCTCGGTCTAAAAAGGTTTGAAAAATAAGTTCTCCGTCTAAATTAGTTCCGCAATGTTTACAAGGTCTCATCTTATTTCTCCGAGGGTTCTATAAATCAATACGTTTGAGCTGGTATAATAGTTTTAGTGTTTTTTTTAACGATAATCATTAGTATAGGCAGTTATGAGATTTCATAGCTTTTAAACAAAATTTATATAGTTCTTGAGGTACAGTGAATATTGCTTCTTCACCCTCTTGAAAAGTGTATAACTTCCCGTCATCCTTTTTGTATTGCATGATTTTTTTATTTATTTTTCTGGCTGCCCGGAAATGCTCTACAAATACTTTGTAGCCGGATGTTGTTTTCACTATGTTTTGGAATTCTACCATATGCACCTCTGGATTAGTTTAAAATATAATTTAGGACAAGTCAATATATAATACACTATTTATAAAAAAAGTGCTATCAAGAATATTATCCCATAGCCACCCCGGATTTTTTAAATCCTCAAGAGAATCTTTAGTCCATCTAGTAATGTATTCACTTATCTCATATCTTGGATCATCCATAAAATATTCTTTTAATATTTCAGGTCCTTTATTAAATTCTACATTATAACATTTTCTCATAAAAATAGATAATCATTCCAAATCAATCGGTTTATTAGAAGTTCTTCTATTAATCTTACTTCAAGAAAATTAATACTTTTTAATGTTGTGTACATATGATCACTAATGTAGCGTCTATATTGTGTATGAATTTCAAATACTTCGTATACAAGCACTGTTCTTTTATACTTTCTCATTTAAATATAATACACTTTTATTTAAATTAATCAAGGAAAATATGATGTTAACAAGTTTAATTAGAGGTATAAGGTTATGTCAGATAAGTCCCCGGCCAAAGGCAAAAGATTTAGTAAGCTGTTTAAGAATCCTGAGACTGGTAGGATGAATAAGGTATCTTATGGACAAGCTGGTAAAGCTTCTGACGGTGGGGATAGGATTAGGCCGGGCACAGATAAAGCTGCGGCTTACTGCGCTAGGTCCTGGAATATTAAAGGGGACTGGAAAAAAGATAAAAATAGCCCTAACAACCTTTCTCGTCGGAAATGGGGATGCGTAGGTCCGAATGCTAAAAAAAAGTAAGATACAAGGAATATATCAGATAATTAATACTTCAAGCAATCAAGTTTATATTGGTTCTTCTTTAGATATTCATAATAGAATAAAAAATCATATTACTAAATTAAATACAAATAGCCATCGAAACACTCATTTAAATAGAGCTTGGAATAAATATGGTAGTGAATTATTTAAATTTGAAATAATAAGAATAACTAATTTAAGTCATAATGATTTGCGAGCATTAGAACAAAAATATTTAGATGTACTTAATCCTTATTACAATATTTCTAAAAGAGCAGATTGTCCTTATTTAGGTAAAGAACATTTTGCTAAAATGCATAAAGCTTCCAGAGAGGCAAGTTCTATGGATTGGGTTGTAACTACTCCAGAAGGTAATGAAATTAAAATAAATAATTTAAGAGAATTTTGTAAAAATAATAAATTACACGTTAGCTCTATGCACAAAGTTGCCCAAGGAAAAAGAAGTGAACATAAGGGTTGGATGTGTCGTTATGCAACAGACGACAAACCTAGGTATACTCCAAATTTAGGCAATTATTACAAAATTATACATAATAAAAAAGAAATCCAGATAAGAAATTTAAGTGAATTTTTAAAAACAGCAAGTATATCAGAAACACAAGCTTATAGAATTTTAGATACTGATAAAGAATATAATGGGTATAAAATATATTCAAAATAAAGTAAATCTCTAGCAAGCAGGGCTTGCGGTGATTTTCGGTAGAAAATCTATTGTGTAGTAGTCAAAGGAAGCGCGAATGAAAAAAATGTTAAAAAGAGAAGACGGTAGTAAATCACAAAAAGGTCTTTGGGATAATATCCGAGCTAAGCGTGAACGTGGTGAACCTAAAGCTAAACCAGGAAGTAAAGACTATCCTGAGAAAAAAGCTTTTGCTAAAGCTAGTGGTAGATTTAAAAAACTATTTAAAAAGTAATTAGTTACCTTTAAAATATTTACTAATATCTATTGTAAATCCTTTAGGTAAATTTATAACACAATCCATACTGCTATCGGTGCTATCATCAAAATAATAAGCATCACTAGAACTAGTGTACGGACTAAATCCATATTGTTTAGGGTCCCAGTTTGATCCACCAAAAAGAGTAGGCGCAACTTCAGGTTCTGTATATGTGGGCTCTTTCTTACAAGACCTACAAAACCAAAACTCAGACCTACCCCATACTTGTTTAGCGATATCTAAACTATTACAATGATTACACTTACTTGGCTCTTTTTTGTCCATTTTT